TCAATCCCTTTGAAATGGGCTTGCACTTCTCATCGGTATAACAGTAATAGTATCCCTGCTTACACTTTTTCATTAATAAAAAAGTAGATTACTCTTTATTATTTAGAAAACCTTGCTTTAGCATTTTCTGAAGTTCTGAAGTGGAACCTACAAAAACTGCATTGTTAGTAACATTATTTGTGGTCTTCTTAGAATCATCCTCAACATCTTTGAGTTTCTTCTGAAGATCAATCAACTTATCTGTAGTATCTGCAACACTCTTAATCAACTGCCCTGCGACCTCATATGCCCTTGGACTGCCTCCTTCACCTGCAACCTCCATAATACCGTTGATTGCCTCCTGACCCTTCTCTATGAGGGAATAGAGGTTTGCACGACTATACTCATAGTCTTTTTCAATATCTACATCTTTTGACTTAACAATCTCTGGTTTGGAGATTGGTTTCGATTCAACAATATCACTCGTTGTATTGAGTGCTTCATCGATAGGATCATAATTATTACTCATAACAATCAAATATCCTCTTGTCTAGTAGGACTATACTCTTTACCGTCCCCTAAAAATTCCCAACTTTCAGTGAATCCAAAATCATCACCTGGTTCTGCATTTATTGGATCGGGAACTGCAGTATATCTCATTTCACGTTTTGCAGTTTGAGTATTTGTATCTGCATACATATCAACCTGAACCTTACGAATGAGACCATCCGTGCTTTCTGCAATTGGACCAAACAGATATGTTTTCGCAGTAAATCTCAATGTATAGATAAGTGCTCTTCTTGTTTGAAATGAACCTTCATAATCATCCTGGAAATCAATACTGTCAAGTATGATTGGAATATCTCTCTTTTCTCCAATAGAACTAACAAGATCAACAGTTAGATTAAATGATGGTTGAAAAAATGGAAGTATCTGCTCAATAATCTGAAGTGCATCATCATTTAACTTACTAAAAATATTGAGTTCAAATCCAATATTGTATGGTACTGGCATGAAAACTTTTTTCGTGTTTCCAGAAGTATCATTGACTTTGAATGTTTGAGTTACACCAGTTTTTCTTGTAGGATCATATTGTATAGAAGTCATTTCAAATGACATCCTAGGAAGAGTGATCGCAATCGATTTTGATAACTGTTCTTGTTCTTGAATTTTTGCTAAGAACTTTTGCATTGGTCCATAAGAAAGACCAACTTTAGTTTCATCTAAAATACTACCATCACTTTTAGTGTGACGAATTGAAACGTTGTTAAATAACGTTCCAAAAGAAATAATAGTCTTTCTTATAATTTCGTGATAAAAATAAGTTCCTAGCATTAATAATTACCAAATGGATTTGATTCTGTGAAATCTAATATACCGTCAGCTTCTAACTGAATTTCTTCATTAACATCATATGGATTATCGTAACTTTCATCATCATAGTTTTCAACAACATATCTAGCAGATGAAATGGATCCAACAATAACTTCACCAGTGTAAAACTTACCTGTATTTAGTGATACTCTAAGATGAGTAACGGGAGGAATACCTGGAGTTACTGAAACTGTTGTTCTAAAGTCCCTAACTCTTCCTGTTGTTCCTGAAGTTTCACCTGTTATCAATTCATTGTAAATAAACGTACCAACACCAACAGTAGAAGGTCCTGTAACACTGATAGGTGGAGATGTGTTATATCCAGAACCAGATTTAATTATATTGATTGAATTGAGTTTGCCATCACTAGAAAGACTTGCAATACCAATTGCAGTTGTTCCAATTCCGTCAGGTGCACCAATAGTTACATTTGGTGGAGAAGTATATCCATCTCCTGGATTTGTAATTTCAACCTTAGTTAGGTTAAAGTTTGATGTATTTACAGAACAAGTAGCAGCTGCTCCAGAACCTCCACCACCAGAAAATGTAATTGTTGGAGGAACTGTATATCCAATACCAGAATTTGTAATTTCAATTCTTTTAATAGACTTTACATTTCCAACACTAGTAGTAATAGCAACTGCGGTAGCTGCAAGTCCTGATTCTGGTGCAGAAAATGTTACGGTTGGTGCGGATGTATATCCAGAACCATCATTATTTAAAAATATTTCTGAAACACCTCCTGATGAAACAACTGCAGTGGCAGTTGCAGTTGCAGTGGAACCGACAAGAGTAAGTGATGTAATATATCCCTCATCTTCTACTGTATTATCAACCTCTTCAAGAGCAGTATCGATAAGTTCATTTTCATATTCATAAAGTTCACAACTCAACTCATAAGTATAACTTGATCCTAATTGATAAAATGGTTTTTCATGCTCAACTCTTTTAATTTCAAATAATCTTTCACCAAGTGGAAAATAAATTAAATCTCCTTCTTTTGGTCTAGTAATTAAATCTGCAAAATCATATTCCGTAATTAGACCTTCCCTAATTCCAGAACTAATTCCTTCCAAAAATGGTGCAATGAATTCTTCATACCTTTCTCTAGATATTGTCAAACTTATTTCGTTTTTCAATCTTAAACCAAATTTAGTCATTATATCACTATCGGGAGCATATCCATCGAAGTTGTTGATATATGCTTCGATTAAAAAAACATCATCAAATTTTGACGACTGAATCTCACGAATAATATCGTCAGTTTTAAATATTTTTCTTGGCAAATAATAAACTTCAACTCCGAACATTTTTAAATGTTCATTTATTAAATCCTGAACGAGAAACTGTTCACCTGGAGATCCTTGTAGAAAAAACGGATTTAATGTCATGAGTATTACCCAATCAGGTCCATAGGTGGTAATTCGTAATCAGATGTCATTCTTTGTCTTATTTCATCCAATTCTCTTTGACCATCCTCATAAATTGCTCTTCCATTTAGTTCAAGTCCACCTGGAAGTTTTACACCTTGAAATTTAATTAAATTCTGTCCCCATTGCTTTTTAATTGCTGCTGTCAAATATCTCTTAACAAAACTATCATTATATATTTTTGAAAAACTCTCAGGGTCCAGTGCTCTATAACACTCTATAACTAAGTAATTGCCTGCGGATTGTGCTTTCCAATCAATATCAAGATATAATCTATTTTGTCTTTGATTAAATCTAACTTGTTTATCAGTTGTTAATAGCATATCAATGTCTTCAAGATAAGTCTTAGTCATTGCATATTGCAACAGTTCAACAGAGTTAAAATAATACAAATCATTCAAGAATAATTGATATTTGATACTAAACATTCCTCCAGAAATACTGCTAGTATCAAATTTGAATATTTTTTCAATACCAATAACCGAGTCTGGAACTTGAATAAAATTAGATGTTTCGTAAAAATTGGAAGTAACTGTACCTAAACCAGCAATATTTGTTGAAGTTCCTGTTGTAGTAACAATTCCAACACCAGTTGTGGTTACACCAACCGTTCCACCTCCAGCACCTCTTCCCCTATCAATGTCTTCTTGAGAAATTTTATATTTTAAATATGTTTTTTCTACACCATCAAAATGCCTTTCATTAAAATACTGAATAGTATCGTCTAATAAATCATCAACCTGCTCATCTGCTACGTTAATTTCAAGAACAGGTGCACCAAGTTGTCTTAAGCAATAGTCTTTAAGTTCTTCTCTGGTAGTTGGTTTTGCCATCAGTATTCTCCTCCATCAATAAGTCCAGCCTCAAGTGTTCCTGATACAAAAACATTATTTTGAAACGTTGATATTCCCACAAATGTTGATAATCCAGTTACTCTCAATTCATTCAATGTTGTTAAATTAGTAACTCCAAGTTGTCCTATTGTTGTAATACCGGTGATATTAGCATTACGTGCAGTGAATTCATCAAAAGTTAAATCATCAGCAACATAAAGATCACCACCAACGTAAAGATCACCACCAGTAGTCGTAATACCACCAGATGATGCCAAGGTGGTAATTCCAACAACATTTAAAGTTTCAGAAACATTAACTGCATCAAGTTCTGCAATACCATCTACATCTATTGGTCCATTTACGTCAAGTAATAATCCTACTGTAGCAATTCCAGTTATATTCCAATTTCTTGCTGTTGCCTCATCATATACTATATCATCAGCAACATAAAGATCACCACCAACGTAAAGATCACCACCAGTAGTCGTAATACCACCAGATGATGCCAAGGTGGTAATTCCAACAGACTCAAAAGTTTGGTTTACCTTTAACCCATTTAAAATATCAACAGCTGCATTAATATCTAAATCAGATGCAAAGGTTGAAATTCCCGCAACAGTAATACCTTGACCAAGATGAACTTGTTTTTCAATTCCAAGACCACCCTTAACAATTAATGCACCTGTTGTAGGAGAAATTGATTGAGTGGTATTTGAAAATGTTGCGATACCAGTAATATTCAAAGATGACGAATCAATAGTATCCGTCATAAAGAATGTTTCGGTAGAAACATCCCAAACTAAAATTAAACCATCTTTTGTTTTTAAAGATGAGTTTACATCAGTTAAATTAATTAATCGTGTTGGTGGTGCAGAAGCATTGGATAATACACGAATTACGTTCTGAGAACCAATTCTATCGTTTCTCAGTTGTCCAGAAACTGATGCATCAGTTAAATCCAAATTAGAATTTGTTCTGGTATCCTCTAATTGAAAAGATGTATCGAAATCAAATCCTTGCTCAATCACAATATTGGATACATAAACAGCCATTATTTTATGATGCTAATATACCTCTAGCTATTTATATTATTTGTTTAGGCTAGTTGTTTTGAAGAAATTGTTTAAGTAGAGTTTTTATTTCATCAATATCTCTCTTCATTTCATCCAACTCTTCTTTTTGACACTTTTGTCTTTCTATAGATGCAAGTCTTTGATTATATCCAGAGGTATCGGTACTCAATATTGCTCCAGTATCCTCATCTCGAAAAAGATGAGGATGATCTTTAACCTTTATTAATCTTGTCATTTTAATGCTATAGTTCTAAAGTTTCTAATTATTGGATAATTTGCTTGATCTGTTGATGACATGACGACTTTAATTTGATATCCACTGAAATCACCCAAATCATTTGCAGTAAATTCATATTCTAAGTATTGATCTTTTTCACTTGCTGGAACTCTAACATCGGGTCTTCCATCATTTAATGATGAATTAACAACCTTTAAAGATCCTTCAGAAGTTGACTCAAGATTATTAAATCCTGGGAAGAGTTCAAATTCTTGTTCAACTCCAACAGAATCTTCTCTAACCAAACTATAGAGAACTCTAATATCTGCGGGATCTGGTCTATATGCATCCAATATAACTTTGAGAGATGATGCTGGTTTTGTCAGACTGATTAAATTAGAAACATAAACAGATTCGTGTGGATCATTATTTCTAGAATTTGCAGAAGAATCTGTAACATAATTTGTTACGGGTCTATTAATATTGTCCGAAATAAATTCTACAACAGAATCATTTAATAATATCATTGGTGATAGATTCTCATTGGTTGTATTTAATGTTACTGTAGAATTAAAGGATCTTTTTCCAGAAACATTATTAAATGCGGATTGATTTAATTCATTTGCTCTAGAACAAACTATACGCACAGAATTTAAATCATTTTCTTGATTTGGAATTACAGGTTCTACAGCATTTTGAAGGTTGAAAGAAACTTCACTTCCACTAATACTTGTTCCTGTTGTAGTTCTAATATTTGAAGATACTGAAGTTTCTTTTCCTGGAGATATTATGTTAAATCTGGGGTTAATTCTATTGAACATAATATTTTCAGATGCCTTGATTTCAGTTCCACCACCAATTAATTCAGTTCCGAATGACACTTGTGGATATGTACCATCTGTTGCTCTATTCAGTCCTATTGCTTTTCCTTCAATAGTTGATGTTGCTGATCTATCAACTTCAATAAAGTATGAATCACTTTCAATTCCAGTATCAGAAATGTCGTAAACTATTCCATTAATTCTTCTAAGAGAAATTCCATTAAACTCATATTTCATTATTTGATCACCTATTTCGTGAGTTTCTACGACTCCCTCAACTCCTCTAGTAGTAATAGTTAATTGATTTGAAGTTGCGGTGCTGTATCCAATGACTTCATCTCCAATCTTAACATATCCAATATTTGTGGAATTAACACCTTGACCTTCAAAAGTTTCAAATATAGAAGAATCCTCAACTTGAATTGTTCCAGAACTACCGGTTGTAGCAGAAAGTTGTTGTGTTAATATTGTTGGTGCCGTATCAGATATAATATCATTTAATATCAATTTATTATTATTTGCATACATTCCATGATTAAAATGTTCTACCTGCAAATAATTTCCAGAGAAAATACCACCATCTTCAGTTGAACTTAAAACATCAGTATTGGCAAGAGAAACTTGAGTGGTATCAGTATCATAATAAACCAAATCTCCCGTTGGAATTGAACCCTGAACATTTGTAAGATATAAAGTATCAATATTACCACTAGCAGTAACTGTAATAACAGCATCTCTACCAGTTTCACCCGAACTATTTACAATTGAAACAACATCTCCAGTTGCATATCCAGTTCCTGGATTGTTAACAGTAATTCCGGTTATAACACCAGCAGTCTGGGTAATATCAACTGTCAATCCACTACCACTACCAAAGACATTAGTTGTAGCAGAATTAGTACGATTTGTATAATTCGAACCACCATTAGTTGCAGTAAGAGTAGAAGCACTACTTCCTGCTCCTGCAATAATTCCAAAACTATTTCCTACTCCAGCAATTCTTCTACCAGCTGTCAAAATATTCACCAAAGGATCACTAGAAGTAATTGTAGTAATACCAAGAGTTACATTTTTTGGCAATGCTGTAATTGCATTTTCTTGAAGTGTAGGAATATATCCATTACTTGAATCAAGTGGTGGATTTCCAAAATGTGCAATACCCGTATTTGCAGTGAATTTTGCTTTATAAAGTTTAAATTTGAGATCAGATTCTTGGGCTGGTGTCCATGTTGAACCATTCTGTGATTTAAATAAACTTCCCATCGCAAATTGTCTGGAATATTTTATTGCCTGGGAATTTGGAAGATCCTTAGTTTCAATAGTTTTTTCTCCCATTTTTGCAGTCCAAACTTCATATTGATCTGAATTTGGTGCAAGCAATACTAATGCATATTCTTGACCAGGAGGAAGATAAATTGGTTGATCAAATGTTACTCTTGTTGGAGTTTCTGCATTTGCTGAGATGTTTACCTCACTTGGTGATAAAGTTTTTCCTTCAGCAATTCTATTTAAAGTTGGTGTTCCAAGTTCAACTGATCTTATCTCAACTGTAACAGGTTCATTACCAGATGGTTTTGATGCGAAGAATAAATCCACTTCTGTTAGGAATACTCCATTATCATCATCATTGTCACCACTAAAATCAGGTGCCTCAATATCTCTACCAACAGTGAAAGTTTGTGCCAGAGGATCTACTCTACGGGATCCAATAAAAGATACTAGTGTAAGGGATGTAGTTATAGTTGTAGTTATAGTAGTTACTCTCTGCAATTCACGGAATGTGCCTCTTGCAGTGTAAGTTGCATCACCGGCAGAGATTAATTTACTGCCTGGTAATGGAGTTTGATTAGTGGAACTACTACTTAATCTAAATGTTTTCTTTCCTGTAAGAATTCTTGGATTTGGTGCCGGATTTGCGTGTGGATTTTTAATAAAGAATGATCCAAATAATGTACCATTAATATCAGAGATAAGTCTTAAATCTTTCACATAAGCAATTGCACCACTGGTTTGACCAACGATTTTTGCACCTTTTTCAACATATCCACTAAAACTACCTTGTGCTTCTGATGACAAAGCATTTAAATCGATATTTATTGTCTTAGATGACTGACTATATCCAGAGGGTATAGACTCCGATGTTACATATGGATTCGTGGTATAAGTAAGTGATGGAGAATTAAAGTTTCCTTCTTTATGATTTGATGCTGCCAGTCTAAATGTTCCTATCCTCTTTCCATCATTATAAA